CAAGATGAAATCACGTACAGAATCAAAAACTGGGGTTCTTTATTTCCAGGAAGCCAAGTAAGAATTTTTGAATGGGTAGAAAGCGAATTTTTACCAAGCCAGTACGTGAATGCAGTGGGGGATGGAGTTCCTAGATATGCTGATAATTCTGCATATTCATCTGTAACTTTTATTGACCCAGTTACTGGAATTGTAACACAAAAGTATTACTATTGGGTTGTAGGAAAAACTAACGTTGATGTTCTTAAGACCAAAAGAACTATTAGTGCGTTGGCTTTACAGAATTACATTACCAGTCCCAAAGATCAAAATATACCTTATCTCGCTCTATTAGCGCCTAATGCAGTTGGTCTGTACAATATATCAGATAAATTGTCGGGCGAAAACGTTGCTGTTCATTTTGATCTTGCACAAATAAGAAATACAAATTTAATACATACCGAATGGCAGCTAGTACAGCAGGGGGCTTCACTTACAAATCTGCCAACAAAAATAATTAATAAACTTAAAGATAGTTTGGCCGGATTCGACGAACTAGGAGCTATTGTTCCTGATCCCGCATTAAGTGCTCAAGACAAGTTAGGTGTTAGCCTCTTGCCAAGACAATCTATGGTAGTAAATAGAAACACAGCTATTACCACGTATGTAGAAACACTCAATTTAATATTAGTTAAATATCCTATTTTACTATTAAGCACACCTACTTCATTGAAGGCAGAAGAACCTTTGCCAGTTTCTGGATTTGATGAACAAACAGACAGTGTTGATAATCTAAATTATATAGATACATCCACATTGCCAAATGGATACAAAATACTAGTGCCCAGTGATACTAATCACAATGGTAAATGGACAATTTATACATTTAATGATACAACAGGGGAATTTAATCTTTCAACAATACAAAGTTACAAATCAACATTGTATTGGACTGCGTTTGACTGGTATGACGCCGTTTATCAATCTGGTACCACAATTGCTTATACTCTCAATACATTCGCAGAGATACAGACAATTAGTCCGGCAGTAGGTGACTATATCAAAATATTGGATGGTGGTAATGGAACTTGGTTATTGTATGAAATACAGGATGATTCAAGTTTATCTCTAATTGGTGCTCAAAACGGTACATTACAATTAAACAGAGGATTATACGATCCTTCACTTGGGGGAGGATATGATACTACAACCTACGATGTTTCTGGATATGATCCAATTCCAACTACTGAATTTAGATTTATTTTTGACGGAATGGTTCAACAGATTCTGACAGATGAATTGAGTGTTGAATTCAACAATTTGTTCTTTGCAATGTTAAACTATGTTTTCACTGAACAAAAAAGTCCAGATTGGGTAATCAAAACTAGTTTAATTGACGTCGTTCATAATTTAAGAGCATTAGAACAATTTCCAAATTTCACAAGAGATAATCAGGATTTTTACAATGACTATATTAACGAAGTTAAACCATATAGGACTCAGATAAAAGAATATATTCCTAATTATTTTAAACAAGATAATTTAGATAGTGACATCACTGATTTTGATTTACCAAGTGTATATGATGCTCGCTTTGATCAATTCAGAAGTCCTAGTATAAGTAATCAATTCGATAATGAATTATTTGATCAACCAATCTATTCTGATTGGGCAAACAATTACAAATTTCAAATTGTAGATTTTATAATTGGAGACATAGGATTAAATTATACCTTCCCTCCAAATGTAGAAATTACAGGCGGAGGAGGCACAGGCGCATCGGCGCTGACTACCTTATATTCAAACGGATCTATATCAGGTATAACAATTACTAATCCAGGTAGTGGATACACATTTGCACCCAATGTAGTAATTAACGGTGACGGCTCAGGAGCAACAGCTTATCCAATTTTAAAAAATCAATTTTATCCGTTACAAAGTGATCTAAGTTATAACTTGGTAAAAAATATTGTAACCTCATTAAAATTTGACAGAACAACTTACAATAGTAACTTGGTAATTTGGACGCCAAATACCTCTTATTCAAATATTGCAATATCAGGTGATAATTTAGATCCAGGCAATTTATATATTGTGTCTGGAAATTTAGTTGCACATGAAAATGAAGTTTATCTTCCACAAAATGCTAATGCAAGACCTTGGTTAGTGAATACCATATATCCAATTAACAGTTACATTTCGTTTAATAACGACATTTACTCGACATCAGGCAATGTTTATGCAAGTAATTTTAATGCAACATCGGTGCAATCTAATGTTGCATTGGTTACACAATTTGATTTTACTAGATTTTCAAGAATTCAAGATGGAAATGTATTATTAAATGCATTAGATAGAATAACAGCGTTCTATGAGCCTACTGTAGGAATGCCTGGAAAAAATATCAACGAGTTAGTATCAGGAACAAAATATCCTGCGTCAAAAGTGATTGGCCCTACGTTTAGATCAAATGCTTTTGAAGTTACTAGTGATATTATTTCTTTCAACTATGATGGTTTAACAATTAATAGCGGAAACACAGCACAATTTGACTTTTTAGATTTAGGTTTTGATATTAACAAAACTATCAGAATTGAAGCCGCCGTACCTTTTGACTTTCAAAATAATGGTTATTTTAGAATAGTGGGAGTCGATAGAGATACAATGATCTTGACAGGTCAGCCTGTTGAAACTACATATAAGGTTACATTAAATCAAAATATTAATGCTGATGTCGGTGATTATCTTACTCAGGCAAATTCTAGTGGAAATGCTTGGGTGTTAAAATCTGTTACAAATTCAAATCAAATTGATATAATTTACAGCACACCTGGATTTTTACCTGTGCTAGCCGGAAATGTATATGCCAATTTACAAATTTCTAAAAATGGCATACCATTAAACGCTAACGTAACTTCAATATCAAATTTTGATAAAACATTTACGCCAATTGCGTCAGGCGGGAATGTTGAAGTAACTATAGCTTATCTTGATCAAGATTATATCGTTGATTCAAATATTTACAGTACATATTTAGATACTGATTTGGGAACCAGACCCGAGGATATAAACATTGTAGGCGGAGCTTATTTTGATATCTATTCTAGCCATGCACCAGAAGAATTGATTCCAGGAAGATTGTACGATGCTTTAGAAATGAGGGTGTTTAGTAATACAGTTGCAGATACAGCAACTTATGGTTACAGAGTATTTCAACCAATGAGTGCCAATATTGATTATCACAGAATAAGTGGTAATGCAACAACAACGCTTTCAAATAATTTACTCTATACTGATCAAGAAATTTTAGTTAGCGATGTAACTAAATTGCCAGAACCAAACGTTCCAGCAGGTATTCCTGGAGTCATTTATATTAATGGAGAAAAAATTCATTATTATCAAAAATATGATTCGGTAAAACTAGGCACAGCTATTCCATGGACAGCAAATACTATAATCGCTAAAAACTCATTAATTGTTATCAATAGCAATACATTTTTAACATTAGGAAACGTATTTGCAAATTCCGTACCATACATAAACACATCAAATATTCAACTAATTAAAAATAACTCTTTACGTCAATTACGCAGGGGGGTTGATGGAACTGGAATAAGTGCAAATGTAGTCAGCGGTAATTTAGTGTCTGACAGTAGTTTAATTCAACTTATACCAGATGCTCAAATAACTGGTACCCAAACTATTACTGGAAATTTACATGTCACATCAAACGCTTCTTATAAAGCAGTGCTTACAGCACCAATCACAGCAAGCATCGGCGATTACATTACACAATTTACAGGAAATGCAGGTAATGCAAGAATAATAGGTGGTAACGTAAAAGGTTATAGATTGTTCTTATCAGGAACAACAAGTCAGCTTGAAGGTAATGTAATCACACAGTTTGGAACTTCGAATGCCACGGCAACAATTGTTGAAACTGTAAATAATTCTACCACTCTAATTGTTACTCCTAATAGTAGATTTATTAGTTCTTTAGTTGATCCAGTTTATATAAACAACAAATTGACAAGTTTGTATATCACCAAAGTAGAAAAAGATATTATAGAAGATGATGTTGTTGTTGTTGATATTGTATCGCCAGGATTATGGGCAACTGCAAATCTTGATTATACACTAACATTAAGTAATGTTATTACCGCAAACAAAAATGATTATTTAACACAGTTTTATGACAAAGATATTTACTTGATGGAGCTGTCAAGTCCGATTACCTCAAACGTAGGTGATTATATCACACAGTTTCAGGGTAACACTTATAGACTAGAATTAGATAAAACAATTAGTGCAAATATTGGTGACTACATAACACAATTTGAAGGCAATTTAACAAATCTCAAGGTTATTGATGCCAACGTGGTATCAAACTTTGTAAATGTACAGTTTGTTACTGCTAATGTTCAGAATCTCAAATTTGCAACAAATATTGGAACTAGAGTCAATATTGCAAACTTATACAGCTTTGGCGGATCAGTTTTCAGTAACACTTCAGCAAACATAGTGAGCATATATCAAAATAGTTTTTCTCCTAATGTGGCTGGTGTAGGCAATGTAAATGTTGTTGTGGCAGTTAATAGTATAAACAGTAATGTTGTTCCAGTAAGATTTATTACAGGAGACACAACTGTGTTCAAGACAGCAGCGAACGTAGGCACAAGAGTTAATATAGCCAATATCAAAGCAAATACGTTCAATTTTACTACAGCAAACATTGTGGGTATAACTGTGGCGCCAAATGTTCAAACTATATTTAGAGTGCGTTCTAACGTAAATTCATCACTGTCTGTGCCAGTTGAATTTATAACTGGAAATTCAATCACATTGAAATTTGGTACAAATGTTGCCACAAGACTGATAGATTCCAACAACTTTATCACTAACGCAAACGTTGTGTCAATAAGTCTAGAAGGTTTTGGTAGCAACGTGTTAGGAAATACTCAGACACGAATTGGTGTGGTAAGTAATGCGCTGGGTGTAGTTACTACTACTGCTAATATTTTGACTTTACAACCAATTGGCTCACTAACATTTACAAACAATATTGAGTACCCTAGAACATTGTTATCAAACGGTAATGTTGTTTTAAGCGGTGTTAGCACATTGAGAAGTAATATTTGGGAACAGTTTGGTGTTACACTAGAAAATAGCACCACTACAGCAGCACAATTTATTAGAGAGCAGACTAGTTATATACCATGAATACCTCACTAAATAGTAATATGGAATCAAAAATGGAAAATTCAGACCAAGATAAAGACAATAATATTAAGCCAGATGAAATTGGCGGCATAAACGTGCAGGGTCACATAAAGATTTTTGACCCTGAATCGGGCGAAGTTTTTATAGAAAAACGCAATGCTATTCATTACGAAAATATAAGTGAAGCCATTGGTTATACGTTAGCCAATAAAGGACAAAGTTATATTTTTGAAATGCATTTTGGAAATGGTGGAACCAGTGTAGATCCAACTGGAATCATCAACTATTTGCCGCCAAATACAAACACAGGCAATAGCAATCTATACAATCCAACTTTTGCAAAAATTGTAGATAATACTAGTGCTTTAAATGCTGATCCTACTAGAAACAAAATGGAAGTTCGGCACGTTCCTGGTCGTGTTTATAGTGATATTGTTATTTCTTGTTTATTAGACTACGGGGAACCTCTAGGGCAAAGTGCCTTTGACAACAGCACTACACTCGAAGACACATACACGTTTGATGAATTGGGTCTTAAAGCAAGGAGTAACGACGGCACTTCGGGTCTTACTACCACTGGAAAATTATTAACGCATGTTATTTTCCATCCTGTACAAAAAAGTTTGAATCGATTAATACAAATTGATTACACTATTAGAATACAAACCCTTACCAATTTAAGTAGCATAGGATAATACAATGCCATATTTTGTGTCAAAAACAGACGGTACTGTTATAACTGTACAAGACGGTACCAAAGATACTACAAGTACAAGCTTGACCTTGATTGGTAGATTGGCACAAAATTATGGTGATCAAACCAATGAAAATTTTGTAAGATTACTAGAAAATTTCAGTGCTAACACCGAGCCGGCATTTCCGATAACTGGACAGCTATATTTTGATAAAGGTAATACAAACTTAAAAATTTATTCGATCAACAACACATGGATACCAGTAGGTAGCGTAATACAAGGTAATGTTGATATATCTGGAAATTTAGAAATTGGCAGTGGTGGTTTTCGTATAAACGAAACTAATGGCAGTGTTCAAATTACCAACTTTTCTAACATTGGTAATGTAAGTGTTTTTGCCAATGTAGTTGGAACCAGCACAAGGGTTTTACACATAAACGGGCTAAATGGCCAAGTTGAAGTAAGTGCAAATGCTACAAACAATTTTGGTTTAACAACTAAAATCTATGTTGATAGTCAATTGAATTCTGTATTAGCAAATAGCACAAGTAATGTTAATGCCAACATTAACGCAATCAATTCAAATCTTGCTTCTAGAATTTCCGAAGAAAATCAATTAAGAGCTAATATCACTGCTGCAAATGCCCAGATATCTCTCAGAGATACAATATCTAGAGTAGATACAATAAACAATACAATTAATTCTTCAATTATTTCTAATGTTGATGTTATTAATTCTAATTTGGCATCGAGGGTAAATCAAACAGTAGCAGTCGAAACAGCTATGGTAGCAAATGTTGCTGCTGCTAATCTTAGAGTCAATGCTGCTAATGTTAGCATTGCTGCTTTAAATACCAAGATAGATAATAATACTATAGATTTAAACATAGCAATTTTAAACAACGTGGCAACCAAAGCTGATTTGGTAAGTCCTGTATTGACCGGAACACCGGTTGCACCTACCGCATCGTTTGGTGCAAATACAACACAGATAGCCACCACCGAATATGTCATGACCAGAAGTACATTTTGGGACGGCAGTAGAAAATTCGTTAGCACATCTGATCCTAGTGTAAGCGACGGTAATAATGGCGATATTTGGTTTAAATATATTCCTTAAAGCATGCCGACAAAATTAATTTCTCGCGAATTTACAATTACATCAACTGGTAGATTCGTGATCGAAATGCCATTTAGAGCAAATATTACTGCACATCTGTGGGGTGGTGGTGGCGGTGGCGGTGGATACGATTCCAATAGTCCCTGGGGAGGAATAGGTTCTGCAGGTTTATACAATACAACAACTTTTACAGTTAATCGTGGCGACATACTTGAAGTCGTAGTTGGGCAAGGAGGCGCAGGCGGTGGATCTATCAATGGCAGTTCGCCAGGCGGAAAAGCTGGAAACAGTAGAATAGAAATAAACGGTAATAATGCTTTCAGTTTTAACGGCGGCCAAGGAGGCAATTCGGGACCTATTGGAAGTGGCGGCGCAGGTGGCGGAGGCGGTGGAGCATCGGCTATCCTTATCAATAACACTCCAGTTATTGTTGCAGCCGGAGGTGGCGGTGGCGGTGGTGCAGGTGATGGTGGTCAAAGTCAAGGACAAATTTCTAATGCATCTATACAGAATAACGCCAATGGACTAGCAGCTACAGACTATCGAGGCGAAAATGGACAAAACAAAACCGGAAATGGTGGTGGAGGTGGTGGTGGTGGAGGTGGCTACCCGGGCGGTCAAGGCGGCGCTGTAGTTGGTTTAGATAAAACTGCTAATGCAGGTCAGAGCGGAGGCAACTTTCCTATATTTTCAGCTAATACCGGAGTAAATACACCCTACTACAAAATTGGATTTGCTGCCGCCGGCAGCAGTGGTGGCGGCAATGGACAAAATGGTAGGGTTTTCATACAAATTGAACCAACAGGCCTGTTTGGTGTTAAAACTGGCGGCGAGTGGCGCCAAGTCAGTGATGCCTTTATCAAAATAAGTGGTTCATGGAAAGATATAGAAAAAATTTTTGTAAAAGTTGATGATAAATGGAGAGAAGTACAAGGGTCGGGCCAACTAAATTTAGATTTTGTTGCAAACACACAACTTTATAGTACATCAACTAGAAGCTTTACCTAAGCTTTTGGCAGTAAATTTTAATTCATAAATAATAAACAGTTGGAGATTTTTTAAAAATGGCTTATAATATAACCTTAACAAACGGATCTGCTTTAATTACCGGCGGATTAGTTGACGGCACTATTGACATCACATCTACAAGCTTGACTTTGGTAGGAAAAAATTATCCCGGATACGGTATATTTTTGAACCAAAATATGGTACGATTGATGGAAAATTTTAGCAATACTGCTGCACCAAGCGCACCTTTACCAGGACAACTTTGGTGGAATTCTTCAACAAAATATTTGAATATTAATACAGCAACAACAAAAGGTACAGCAAATGCAATTTGGAAGACTATTGCAACAATGACATATGCTGGCAGTTTTACTACAACACCAGTAGCAGGAGAACAATGGTTTGATACAATCAATCAACAATTAAAAGTTTGGAATGGTACTGCATGGGTAGTTATTGGTCCAGTATCTGCTACTGCATTGGGTAACACTGGTGCTATTCCTGACACATTGCAATCTCAATTGCCAGGCGGCGGAGCAGGGCCAACCTATGTTGTATTAAAGTTTTTTATTGATGGAACTTTAGTTGGTATTTGGAGTAAAGATGCTCAGTTTCAGACTAATGTATCTGGTTTCGCTACTGTGTCGCGTGGTTTAAACTTAAATACAGATCTCAATCAACAGTTTTATGGAAATACAGCTTTAGCATTGGCACTGAGTGTAAGTGGTGCAAGTGTGCCCGGAACAGCATTTTTAAGAAACGATCAGTCGGGTACAATCAATGGTTTTTTGGTAGTAGATGATGATAATGGAATTACAGTAGGCGAGTCAGGAGAATTTGTTGCATCGGTTGATACAGGTGTGGTAAAATTAAGGAACACTTCAAACAATAAAGACCTTGTTTTGGGAGTTAAAAAATCTGGTGTTGATCAAAACGTACTTAAACTAAATTACGATACCGGATTGCCTGAGGCATATTCTAATCCAGTTTCTACATCGCCTGATTTGAGCCTTGCTACAAAGTTTTATGTTGATAGATTGTTAGGCGGTGGTACATTCATTAGTACTTTTAATGCAAGCTTGAATCCAGCTGCAAACGTTACATTTACTTTAGGAAATACCACTAACAGATGGAGTAACGTTTTTACTCAGAGTATGTTAATTGGTAATGTTTATGCGGCTAACACATTCACTCACCAATAAAACATTACTGGAACTGTATTTGTGTCATCCGACATTATGCCAGTAGCTAATACAACATCTAATTTGGGTAGCCTGGGTATGTGGTTTAACACAATTCACGGAAAATCAGTGCAAGCTCAATACGCTGACTTAGCGGAGAGATTCGAGGCCGATATGCCTTACGATCCAGGGACAGTTGTAGCTATTGGTGGTATTAAAGAAATCACAGCTGAACATAAAGAATTAAGTGAAGATGTGTTTGGAGTTATTAGTACTCGTGCAGCCTATTTGATGAATGGGGCAGCAGGACCAAATTCTACACATCCTCCGGTAGCTGTCAATGGCAGAGTTCCAGTGAAAGTTATAGGTCGTGTAAGAAAAGGGGATAGATTAGTAAGTGCAGGAAATGGTTTAGCTAGAGCAGGTGCTAAACATGAACTTTCTCCGTGGAACGTGATTGGCCGCAGTTTAGAAGACAAATTAGATTCTAGTGAAGGCATAGTCGAAGCTATCGTTAAGTTAAACAGTTAAGGATTTACAATGACATACGTGCAAGGCGGGCTAATTGAAGCTCAAGATTACAATAATCTATTGGGGGGTAATGCAACATCTAATTCTAATACATTAGATGCAGTATGGGCATGGGGTAATGGTAGCAGAGGCTATGGACAGACTGCGCTTGCTAATGTTGCTGTATCAGGAACTGTGACAGCTACAAATTGGGCTTCATTGATCAATACTTTAAATAGTGCCAATCTCCATATTAGAAATACCAGCTCTGGTTTAACTGCAAACACAGCAGGACAATTGATTGGACATTCTGGTTTTTTAACTACAGCTATACAACGACTTAATCAAGATAGATTGTTGTTTGCTACCAATTCTGCTGTAATTGCTAATCAAAATTCATTGACTGCATATTCGGCATGGATAGTTGGAGATACTTCAACCACAGTCTCACGAAGTTTTGGTGCCAACGTGGCTTTTGAAAGTCCTGACCGAGCTAGATTTTTCTTTAACTCTGGCGGTAGATTAAAATTCAACGTAAGTGCAGTTAATAATGCTGGGGCTAATTCAAGATCAGCAGCGGTAGTGGCTTTATTTACAAATGCCGGAGGGATAGCTATTTTTGGTGCAAATACCAACGGTGGAAGAACTGGGTCAGGTGGTACATTAAATACCAACAACACAGCAAGAGGATATTATGACGCCACAATAGCTAATGTTACATTAGTTTCAGTGACTTCTACTACAACCAATTACACATCTGATACTGCTACCATTACTTATAGAACAAATGGAACACAGGGTCAGCACAACGACAACGGAGCAATTTTAAGTTTTTGGTTTAATGTAACTTCAACTTCTGGGGCTAACGCAGGTAGTTTAAGTTTTGATGATAGTATTAACATTACACCAACTGTAACGGTAGACGTTTCATTCCCGGAAACTGTCAATTTAGCTAACACCTGGGGTGCAGTGACTGTATCTCGTCAAGGTTCATAGTACTTTACATTTATATAAGATTAGTATAAAATATCACTAATCTCTCACAATCTAAATTATGGACAATTTAACTGGTATAGTCAATGAAATCAAATTGGCTACAGATTTTCAACTCAATAAAAAAATATTAAAAGAAAAGATTCAAACAGATTTGCATTTGACTCACAATGGTGGAATGTTCAAAATTACACCAGAACTATTGGCTTTTATACAAACTTGGCCTATAGATGAATTATATCTTGAAGACATTTATGAAAATCCTATAGCAGTAGATCGTAAGACATTTTTGATTGCAGCCCAACAACACTATCAAAAAGTAATGAATCGTTGGCATCAAGCTCATGCAGAACTTAAAAAAATCAGAAAAATCTAGAGGTATCTTGGCTTTTGCCTACAATATAGACACCATAGATTATGTATCAATTGCACAATTGACGTTAGAACTAGCTAGCAAAAAATTAAACTTACCTTATACTTTAATAACTGATAAGGAATTTAAAAATGATATTAATAACACAAGATATGACATTGACTCAAATACTTTTGTAAAATGGAGAAATGTTGGCCGACACAATGCCTATTATCTTTCTCCTTATGACGAAACTTTAGTCATTGATGTAGATTATCTAGTGATCGATAACAGCCTAAATAAAATATTTGATATAGAGTGGGATTATCTATTACAAAGAAATAGTTATGCACTAACCACAACTTGGCCAACTCTTATGGGAGTAACCAGTTTGCCTTATATCTGGGCAACGGTGTTTGCTTTTAGAAAAACAGAAAAATCTAAATTGTTTTTTGATTTAATCGGTCGAATTCAAAGAAACTACGATTATTATTACAGTTTGTTTAATGTCCAAGAAAGAATATTTAGAAATGACTTTGTATTTGCTATGGCAGATGTAATATTAAATGGCTATAGCATCGAAAAAAAGTCAATTCCTGAAAATATGTTAGCAGTAAATCAAGCTATTAATAATATTAAATTAGACAAAGATAATTTTATTATTAAAGATTTAACTTGTTCTTATGTAGTACCGAAGACCAATTTACATATTATGAGCAAAGCCTATTTACAGAGTAATAATTTTGAAACTTTGATAAAAAATTTACTAGATGAATCATAAAGAACAAATAGGTTATTTGACGGTTGCTTGCAACAACGAACGCACTAATTATTTAGAACTTGCCTACACACAGGCTTTATGTGTAAAAAAGACACAAGAAAATAATAAATTTGCTTTGGTTGTAGATGCTGTTACAAAAACATCTGTGACAGACAAACATTTGAAAGTATTTGATTATATAATTGAAGCACCTAATCACAATTATGGACCTTTTGGTACAGAAGCATTTTTGTTCGAACTTACTCCTTTTAAAGAAACCATTAAATTAGAAAGTGATTTGCTTTTGACTAGAAGTATTGATCATTGGATTAATATTTTTAGATTGAAAGATATAGTTTTAAGTACAGGATGTAGAAATTATAAACAAGAAAAATCTTCCGTAAGAACTTATAGAAAAACATTCGATGATAATTACTTACCGGACATATATAATGGACTTATGTATTTTAGATTTACTAAAACTGCAAAAAACTTTTTTGACACAGTAAAAAAAATATTCGCAGATTGGGATATTGTAAAAACAAAAATAAAAAATTGTAGAGAAGATATTCCTAGCACAGACTTAGTATTCGCAATTGCAGCGCAGATAATCGGAAGAGAACATTGTACAATTCCTAGCGCAGATTTTATTAATTTCGTTCATATGAAACCTGCAATAAACGGGTTTGATAAAGATTTAACATCAAGCGAAGCGTTCGTAACTGAATTTGATAACGGAATGATCAGAGTTAATAATATAAATCAATATCATCCCTTTCATTATTTTGATAAAGATTTTATTACTAAAGAAATGATTGACTATTATGAAAAATAATTTTTGGGATGAGGTTTTTCAACTGGTTGCCGAATACGATAATCAACGTCCGTGTATTATAATAGAAAATAGACTATACTATAACACTGACGGTACAATAATTGGATATCACGAGACAAATCATCCAGTTGGGGAAAATTATATTGTCTTAGAGGATCCAAACATATTTTTTAAAAACAACACTAATCTACTACGTGTTAAAGATAAAAAACTTGTTGTTATTGATGTGAAACAGCCAACAAAAGCAAGATTAAAAAAATCAACAAAGGGCTTGGCAACAGTAAAAGGTCACGCTTCATTGTTATTAGAAAACAACGAAACATATGACATGATTGAATTTTATGAATACACAAATTATTGATATAGCCGATTTAGACTGTATATTTTTAACCTATGACGAACCTAAAAAAGAAGAATTTTGGATTCGGATTCAAAACATGGTACCGTGGGCTAAAAGAGTTGATGGAGTTAAAGGATCGGATGCTGCACACAAAGCAGCCGCTGCGGCCAGTGATACAGAAAGATTTATTTTAATAGATGGTGACAACATACCAGATCCTGAATTTTTTAACTTACAACTACAGCTTGACGAAAGAAATCATGACCATGTTTTCAGATGGAAGGCACGTAATATCATAAATGGTTTGCGTTATGGCAATGGCGGTGTAAGTTGCTGGACCAGAGAATTTGTTTATAATATGCGTACTCATGAGGCAAGCGACGGAACAGAAGAAACTGCTGTTGAATTTTGCTTCAATCCAAAATACACAGCTATGCATAATTGTTATAGTACAACTTACCCTAAC